TCAAACAACAGTCGCACGTAATGCGCTGCAAACACGATCCTGCTCGGACTCGGTCAGATAGGGATGCATCGGTAACGACAGCACCCGCGCCGCGAGATAATCGGAATTCGGCGTCGCATCATCAGACAGATAAGGCAGCTGACGATTGAGCGGAACCGGATAATAGACAGCGGTGGGAATATCCGCTTGCTTTAATTCATGCGCGACCCTGTCGCGCTCGGCAAGTTTGACGGTGTACTGCGCAAAGACCGACTCACAGCGCGTGGCAAGCGTTGGTACCGACACGATATCGCCCAGGCGCTCGTCGTAGCGACGAGCAACACGCTGTCGCGCTGCAACTTCGTCATCGAACACCGATAGCTTGGCCAGCAGCACGGCGGCCTGCACAGTATCGAGTCGCGCATTCATACCGACTCGATCATAATGATAGGGGCGCTCCTGGCCATGATTGCGCAGCGCCTGAAGTCGCTGTGCCAGATCGGGATCCTGCGTAAACACTGCGCCACCGTCGCCGTAGCATCCGAGTGGCTTGGCCGGGAAGAATGACGTTACCCCGAGGGACGATAGACCACAGGACGCGTTACCGCCATGGCGTGCACCGAAACTTTGCGCCGCATCCTCGATCACCGACAACCGAAAGCGCGCCGCGATCTCGTTGATCGCGTCCATCGCCGGCGTCTGACCGAACAGGCCAACCGGCAAAACCGCGCGCGTTCGCTCGGTGATATGTGCTTCGACTTGCGCCGGATCGATATTGAATGTCTCGACATCAACGTCGACAAACACAGGCGTTGCGCCCGTCAACCGGATCGCCTCGGCCGTCGCTACGAACGTAAAAGGCGTTGTTATGACTTCATCACCCGGCCCGAGTTCGAGAGCCATCAACGCCAGCTGCAATGCGTCGGTACCACTCGATGCACTAACACAGTGATCGACCCCGACATACGCCGCCAACCGCGTTTCCAGCTCAGCAACCTCCGGGCCCATAATGAACCGCTGGTGGTCGAACACCTGCGCTAGCCGCTCATTAAGCTCGTCCTGGATACGCGCTTTCTGCGCCGTCAAGTCGATAAACTGCATTGTTAAACGCTTATTTTTTAGTGTCAGGGAGCTTAGCAGTTCCGGCAAACACGTTCGCTACATAATTGACCCAGCTCGGGGCCGGCCCTAAACTTGATGCGGCGCGGGCGGTTAGCTCAGCGGTAGAGCACTGCCTTCACACGGCAGGAGTCGCTGGTTCGAGCCCAGCACCGCCCACCAAAATCAATAACTTACGCAGCGCCAACAGCTGAGCCACTGCATCTGGGACTCGATTGGGACTCATACGCGGCATCATTTGGCCTTCTGAGTCTGGCCAAGAGTCGAGACTGATCGGCGCACGCGCTCGGGAGAGCGCACGCGAAGTTCAGAATATCTTCACCCACGGCTAATCAGTAACAAAAGTGATGACTATCTATATTCAATCATAAGCCCCTGATTTGGATGTCATTTTAATGATGATTCAAAAGTGACAAAAAAGTAACATGGAAGTAACAACATTACTTTTTTTATAAGAAACATATTATTTCCTATAATCAGATAGTTACACGATTGTTACTTTTCGCATCACTCTTTGTCACTTTTTTGTTACCTTTTTAAAAAACCTATAATCAATTCAAAAACAACAAGTTGTCTACCATTTGGCCAATCCATCACTTTTGTTACTTGTTTCCGCGACTAAAGCGAATTCTGGCTAGCTGCCTTTGTCATAGCTGGCGCTGAGCCGATCCCCCGTTCAGCTTATATAGCCAACTCGAATAAAAAACAGCGAATTAATCGCCGTAGCTGTTTGTTGGCACGGCTGACTGCGGCTAGGAGTGGCGCTGCAAAAAAATAACCTTCTGTGTGTCGCAGGCGGGGCGAGGTGTCGACTGCGCTGCTCTGGGGTTGGTAGCCGCCTGTTGGCTGGCGCGACGGGGCTTGTGTCGCGCGCGTTAGCCTTTGGGGTGCGTGTTGCGGGGTGGTTGTCGGCGGCCTAGCCAGCCTGGTCGGCCAGGCGCCCGAGCTCGTAGGGGTCGAACTCGACGATTTGCTCGCCGGCGATGTCGTTGAGCTGGTAAAAGACTTCTTGCAGTGGCTGAAGCTCGTTGACCACGAATGCGCGCGCGGCTTTTTCGACGTCGCCGAATCCGGCGGTATTCTGGGGCACGATGCCCATTAGGGCCGGGGGCACGCGATGGCCAGCGAGCTGGTCGTCACGGGTGATGTTTTTGATGTTGTAGAACTCGTCTTTGGCGGCGACTTCGCTGATCGGAATCACCTGCACCCCGTCTTTTTTGCCATTGGGGCTGTACAAAAACAGGTTGCGGAAATTCCCCGGCCCTTTGCTGTTTTTCAGCGCATCCCGCATCGCGTCAATGTCCTTGCTGTCCTGCGAGGGATCGTTGACATAGAGAATGAAGCCGGCGTGTGAGCCATTGAGGTAATAGCGGCGCCGGAACAGCGTCGCTGATTCGTTCAGCCAGACCGACTGCAGCGAGCCGAGGTAATCGGGCACCCCGTAGATATCTTGGTCGACATCTGGCTCGAGGAAATGCACGACACGTCCATACGGCAATTCGCTGCGGTCCCAGTAGGTCGGCAGCCACCAGTAGCGATCGGCATACAGACCGCCGCGGCGGACATATTTAGCCATCAGACGCCGATAGCCGAGATTTCGGCCGGTGCGGCTGACGATGTTCTCCAGGTAGGCGTTCCCGAACATCAGATAGTCCAGCGCGAGCCCGCGGAATGTCTGGCGCGAGAGCTTCGGGTGCGGCCGGAATGTCGAGGATAGGATGTTGCGCTTTACCTGGATCGCCGAGCCATGATGGGCAGTCGCGCGATAGCTCTGAGCCAGCACCGAAAACGGCACCGGCGGCTCATACCACTCGCTGCCGGTCATCCAGACGCCCTCGTAGACAATGTCACGCAGGCTGGTCACGGGCTCTGGGTCGCCAAACGAGAATGCGTCCATGCTCTGCGACGTGGACGTGTCGGCTAATTCGGTCATTCGGTAATCTCCATTACGCTGCCGGTATGTGCCGGCGAGCCGTCGATCGGTTCGTTATGTAGTGCGTGCATCACCGCCCACGCCAACTCGGCATGGCCGGTATCGCCCGCGCGGGAGGCTTGATAGGTCAATTGCCGACCGCTGGCCGTCGGCACTCGTTTGATCGCCATAAACGACCCAGCTAGATCCGACCAGCCCGCATCGAAGGCGAGCCGGCCACGGCGCATCATTTGCTGCGCCTGCATCACCATCTGCGATTTCGTCTCCGGCGTGTAGCGATAGCGTGTCAACGTCGGGAACCATTTCTCGACGATCTGTGCCACGCCTTCGCCCATACCGTTGTTGTCGATACCGATATGCGTAACGTCATAGCGGCGTGTGCATTCGCGGATGAATTCAGCCTGGCTCTCGTAGTCGCGGCCCTTGAGCCGATGGCGCTCGACTACTCGGTGGACGCCCCCGGCCTCGGCCGCCGGTGCGACGATCGCCAGGCCCGCGCCGTCGCCGTCTTCGGATTCGCCGCCCGGGTCGTAGCCGAACCAGACCGGTTCATCGCCCAGCGGCCGCGGTGCGAACGGCTTGAAATCGTCCCAGGCCACCCAGCTATCGACCAGACAGCGTTCCATCTCGGACAGCGGGAACGCGCTCTGCGAATCGTCGACAAACTGGCACATCAATAAGTTGTCGAATTCGTCGGCCGAATACTCGAGCTTGAGCTGCTCGATATCGAAAAGGTCGCAGCCACCAGCCACCGCGTCGTAAACGTTGACGATTTGGCGCCAATGGCCGTCCGCACACAATTGGCCGCCGGCTAATGCCTCGTGCGACGTGTCTATCGTGGTGCGCTCATCAGCCGGCCGCCGGCGGTTAAAAAGCTCGCCGGACCAGAATGGATAGGCCTCGTGCGCGATCGACGATGGCGTCGAAAAATAGGTCTGGCGCCATTGCTTGTGCATCGCCATGCCGGACACGACCTTGCGAAACTCTTGAAACCGGCCGATCCAAAAATACTCATCGACATAGACGTCGCCGTGATACCCCTGTGCGGTCTTCGAGTTCGTGCCCAGGAAATGCAGCTCGGCCCCATTAGCCAGGATCATCGGCTCGCCGGTCAGCTCCACGCCGGTCACCTCGTGCACAAACGCCACGATATACGCGCGAAAAATATGCGCCTGTGCTTTGGAGGCCGACACGAAAATCTTATTGCGCCCAGTCTCCAGCGCATCGACGATCGCCTCACGCGCGAAATACCAGGTCGCCCCGATTTGGCGTGATTTCAGAATATTGCGGATGCGCTGCTCGATCCCGGCGCGATACCACGTCCGCTGGTACTCGAATAGCGAGTGCCAGAACGCCTCCGACACCGCACGGATCTGCTCGTCGGTCAGCGCGTTTTTGACCTTTTTCGATTTGGATCGCGCCGACGCCTGGGCGCCATTGGCCTGCGCCGGGTTTAAATCCGCCTCGCGGCCACTGGCCTGATATTTCTCGATCCGCGCTACGCGTTCGAGTTGGCGGCCCAGCAGATCGAGCTCTTTGAAGTCACGGCCCTCTTTGGCCTCTTTGACGATCAATTGCACATAGCGTGCCTCGAGCGCGCCCTCGACGCGCTCGAGCGGGTTCGCGTCGTCCCATTTATCGCGCTTTTTCCAGCTATTGATCGTCTGGTAATTCGTCTCGACCACCTCAGCAATACGCGCCACGCGCCAGCCCTGCCAATACAAATGGCGAGCAAATACGCGCGGCGAGCTGACATGGTCCGGCATCTTCATGCGGCCATGATCCAGCCCCGGCGCGTGCGTGCATTCACGCCCGGCGTGTCGCACCCCGACGCGACACCACGCACCCATTGAGACACCGCGCGCGACAGCCGAATCTGGCAACAAGCGCCCGACATACGCTCGCACATCGACACGGAACCGCCATGGCCTACAAGCGCATCGCCACCGAAGGCAACACCACCGACGGCCGCACCATCACCCGCGACTGGCTGACCCAGGCCGCCGAGGACTATGACCCGAGCGTTTACAGCGCACGGATCTGGATGGAGCACATGCGCGGTATGTTCGCCGACGGCCCGTTCCCCGCACTCGGCGACGTCAACGCGCTAAAAACGCGCGACAACGCCGACGGCAAACTCGAGCTCTACGCCGACCTCGATCCCACCGACCAACTCAAGGCGATGAACAAAAATCGCCAGAAAATTTTCACGTCGATGGAGCTCGACCACGACTTCGCCGGCAGCGGCCGGGCATACCTAGTAGGCGTCGGCGTGACCGACACGCCGGCCAGCCTCGGCACCGAAATGCTCAAATTCTCGGCCGGCCAATGCGATTCCTCGCCACTATCTGGCCGCAAGCAGAAAGCCGACAACAGCTTTAGCGCAGCCGCCGAAACCGACGGCGATTTCGAAACACCCGATGCTGATTTCGGCGACACGGCCGGCACAGCCGCCGCCGAGAGTAAAACATCACTGACCGAGAAGGTCCGCAGTCTATTCAAGCGCGGCGAAGACCAAGCGGCCGGTCAATCGAAGCTTCGCGACGACGTCGAGGCCACCGTCACGCTACTCGCGCAGGAACACCGCCAACTCGCCGACCGCGTCGCGCAAATGCCCGATGCCGACCGCCTCACGCAGGTCGAGACCAAGCTCGACGAGGTCTACGCCGTGCTCGACAACGCCCCGGACCAACCCAACCGCATCGGCACGGGCAGCGCTAACGGCGCCGCCGAGACCGACTGCTAGCCCAATAGCCGCCACGCGACCGCCCACGCCCGACAGACCGAGAGAATCATGCGTAACGACACCCGCACCGCCTTCAATCGCTACCTCCACCAGATCGCCCGCCTGTCGGACGTGACCAACGCCGCCGACCAATTTAGCGTCACGCCGAGCGTGCAGCAGACGCTCGAACAAAAAATCCAGGAATCCTCGGCGCTGCTGCAGATGGTCAACGTCATGGGCGTCGATGAGCTCAAGGGGCAAAAGTTGATGCTGTCGTCGACCGGGCCCATCGCCGGTCGAACCGACGTCACCGCCAACGACCGCACACCGCGCGATATGACGTCGATGGACGGCAGCGAATACGAAGCTCGGCCCACCGAGTTCGACACCTTCATCCCGTGGGCCAAGCTCGACGCCTGGGCCAAATTCCCCAATTTTCAGACAATGATCCGCGACGCCATTGTTCGCCAACAGGCGCTGGACCGCATCATGATCGGGTTGAACGGCACTTCGGCCGCCACCGAGACCGATCGTGTTTCAAGCCCGCTATTGGAGGACGTCAACATCGGCTGGTTGCAGCAATACCGCAGCAACCGGCCCGATAACGTCATGACCGGCGGCGCCACGGCCGGCACGATCACCGTCGGGGACAGTGACGCCGACTACGCCAACCTCGACGCCCTGGTATTTGATGCAGCCCACAACTTGATCGACCCCTGGTTCCGTGAATCGCCGGACCTGGTCGTGATGTGCAGCCGCACATTGCTCGATGACAAATATTTCCAGCTCATCGACAGCACGAATCAACCGACCGAGCGCAACGCCCTGGACATCATCATGTCCACCAAGCGGCTCGGTGGCTACCCGGCCATGGGCGTGCCGTACTTCCCGGCGAACAGCATCATGATCACCTCGATGGAGAACCTGTCGCTGTACTACCAGCTCGGCTCGCGCCGCCGGCGCGTGGTCGACGAGCCGAAGCGCAGCCGCATCGAGAATTACGAATCGTCCAACGACGCCTACGTGGTCGAGGACTATGGGTTCGGTTGCCTGATCGAAAACATCGATGCCAGCGGCTCGTCCAGCAGCGCATGAAGCCATGAGCACCCCGGCCCGACGTCACAAACAACGCGCCCTCGCCGCCCAGTCGGCCGACACCGGTCCGGCGGCGAGTGCCGCCTCGGACCAATACCAGCTGATGCAACACGCCCTCTGGCAAGCCCGCCAACGGCTGAAACGGATCAAATCGGTCGAATCCAAAGTGGCGGCCAAGCGCGACGAAATCCTGCCCGAATTCACCACCTACGTGGCGGGCGTGCTGGAGGCTGACGCCGGCGGGCAGGACGACGTCATCGCCAACATCATGGTCTGGGCATTCGACGTCGGCCAACTCGACTACGCCCTGGCCATCGCGGCCTACATCATCCGCCACGGTATCGAAGCGCCGGACCAGTACCAGCGCGACGCGCCCGCCATCATCGCCGAACAAACGGCCGATGAAGTACTGCAGCGCATTGACCCCGACGGCGACGACCAACAGGCGACGGCCACCCTGGCCCACAACGCCGACACGGCCCACACGCTAACCGCGGGTGCCGACATCCACGACCCCATCCGCGCCAAGCTAGAAAAAGCCCGCGGCACCGCGCGCCGCGCGCTCGGCGAAGACGACGCCGCGCTCGAGCATCTCGAACGCGCCCGCGAGCTCAACGAACACGCCGGCGTGAAGAAAGCCATCGAGCAGCTCACGCGCCGGATCAACAAAAGCGACGGCGACCGTGACTGATCGGACGATCCAGCGCGCCGCCGCAACCGAGTCGCACCGCGACACCACGGGGGCGCGCACGGCCATCGGGTCCATCTCCTGCCCGTCCGGCCGAGCGCCCACCCCCGTTCCTCGGTGCACAGCATGAGCCTGGTCGCCGCCGACAACACAGCCGGCACCGCCAGCCCGATCGACAACAACGGCTTTTGGCCGTCGATCGACCCGGCCGACGTGCGCGCCACCGAGCGGCTGAGCGAAGCCGTCACGGGCGCACGGCTAGTCGCCGCACTAACGGCCGCGATCGCCGATACCAACCGCCAGCTCGCCGACTGGCAGGCAGACCAAGTCGCTGCCGGCCACGCCACCATCGACAGCGTGCCGGTCGCCCCCTGGCAGACCACCGGCCACCACACCACGCTCTACCGCCGCGCGGTCGCAGCCGCGGCCCATGCCGACCTGCTCGAGCGCTACCGCGAGATCAGCGCCACACAGGCCGGTGATGATATGGGCCAGGCCAAGACCGATGCGGCCGACGACTACCGCCGCGCCGCACGCTGGGCGATCGCCGAGATAACGGACCGCACCCACAGCACCGTGGAGCTGATTTAATGAGCCGCATCGTCCGCGCGCAACAACGCGAAACCGTCGACGCCCTGTGCTTCCGCGCATTGGGGGCCACCGCCGGTGTCGTTGAGGATACGCTCGAACGCAACCCCGGCCTGGCCGCCCAGGGCCCGGTGCTGGCCCATGGCACCCCGGTCGAACTGCCGCCCGCGCCAGCGTCCCAGCCTGTCCACCGAACGGTATCGCTATGGGACTGAGTATCGGCGCCAAGGGCCCCGCCGTGGCCACGCTGCAGCGCCGGCTGAAAAGTGCGGGCGCCACACTCGCCGACGACGGCGTTTTCGGCCCCAAAACTGACAAAGCCCTGCGTCGCTATCAGCGCCAGCACGACCTGGTCGCCGACGGCATTTTCGGCCCCAAAACCGAGGCCGCGTTTAACGACGCCCCGGCTCCCGCCACGCTGACCCACGCCGACATCCGCGCCGCGGCCAAAAAACTCGACGTCGACGTGCCCGCCGTGCTGGCCGTCAATGAGGTCGAATCGCGGGGCGCCGGTTTCGATGGCCACCGGCCGGTTATCCTGTACGAGCGCCATATTATGCGCCGGCGGCTGGCCGCCCACAGCCTCGACGCCCGGGGCGCCGCCACCGACCACCCGAAGCTGGTCAACAAACAACCCGGCGGCTACGCCGGCGGCGCAGCCGAATGGATGCGCTTCAACCGCGCCGCGGCCATCGACCGCGCCAGCGCGATCGAGGCCACGAGCTGGGGTCTTTTCCAGATCCTCGGCCAACACTGGCAACGGCTGGGCTACGACTCTGCTGACGACTACGCCGCGCACATGCGCGACAGCGAAGCCGCCCAACTCTCCGCCTTCGTCGCATTCATCCAGACGGACGACACTCTGGCCCAGGCATTGGCCAGCCACGACTGGGCCACGTTCGCCGCCACCTACAACGGACCGAACTACGCGCAAAACGACTACGACCACAATCTTGCCGCCGCCTGGCGTCGCCACGGCGGCCAGACAGCGGGCAACGTCGCCTAGCAACCGAAAGCACTGGAGGACCTATGGATTTTGTTAGCAACCTCGGCGATTACGGACAGATTGCATTGACTGTCATCGGCGCGGCCGCTGCTATCGTCAAGAGCATCGCGACAATCACTGACATCACGCCGACCACAACCGACGACCGCATCGTCAGCCGGGCGCAGTCGGTCATCAAGACGCTGCAGACCGTGCTGTCCAAAATCAGCGGCGACACCAGCCGCCAGGCTGCCAAGCAGACTTGAATGTGGCACGTGCCATCGCTGCCATCGTTCGGCTGGCCGTCGCCTGTCTTCGGCGGCTGGCCCGCCGCCGCGCGAATCGCCAGGCGCAGGCCGAGCGCGATCACGTCGACGATGATCCTGCTGATTGGTTCGATCATCATTTTGACGGCGTGCGCGACGACGACGCGTCCGGCCAAGCCAACAAAACCGACGCTCGACGCGACGACGCATGACGGCATGGTGTGTTTCAGCCAGCAAGACGCCACCCAGCTCGGCGTCTATATCCAGCAGCTCGAGCGCGTCATCAAGGCGCGCTGACTGACCCATTCACCGAGTTGTCCCGATGAGCATGGTCGAAAAAGCCCGCGCGCTCGGCGAGCGCCACGGTAGTAAGGTCGAAAAGCTGGCGATTGCATTGGTCCTGGCCGGGACAACCGGCGCCGTGGGCATGCTCTGGAACTTAAACGGCCAAATGCACGCATTCGCGGCACGCCAGTCGGCCACCACCCAGGCCATCAAAGTGCGTGCCCAGGTGGTCGACAGCAAGCTCAAGCGCCTCGAGCGCGATCAGCAAACCCAGGGCGACCACATCGACGCCAATCGTCAGCGGGCCGAGCAAAACAGCCAATCGATCAGCGTGCTGAAAAACCGCGTCGACCATGTCGAACGCCAGCGCGCCAAAAAACGATGAAAAAACTCGCCGCACTCCGGGCACACATGCTCGCGGCAGTGCCAGGGCTGGCAGCCAATCCCGAGCACTTGCTGACCTATGTCAACGACGGCACCATTGAGTTTTACTCGGGGCCGAATCTGACCCACGGCTACCAGCTAACCGCCAATGTCGTGATCACCGACTACGCCGGCGACCTGGACGCGATCACCGTGCCGCTGCTGGAGTGGCTAACGACCTATAATCCGGATATCGACCCGGCCCAAGCGGTGCGCATCGAGGCCGAAATTCTGGCCAACGATCGCCTGGATATCGCGCTGACCGTGTCACTGGCCGAGCGCGTGGTCACACGCGTCGATGCCGAGACCGGTGCTATCACCATCGACCACCGCATGCCCGCGTACCCGGGCCACGATATCGACGCCAATGCCGGTCACTGGACCCTGTACGCCGATGACACTCGGGAGGACGCTGGCCCGCGCGAGCTGGGCCACTGGCCACGGGCCGACGCCGGCAGCCAATGGCCCGATACCGATGGCTAGTGACGACCTACAGGCGCTCGAGGACTGGGTGCAGCCCATTCTCGACCGCCTCGCACCCGCCCAGCGCCGACACCTGACCCGAAAAGTCGCCCAGGATTTGCGCCGCCGCCAGCGCGAGCGCATCAAATCCCAGCGCAACCCTGACGGCACGCCGTTCAAACCGCGCAAGTCGCGCCACCGCACCCAATCCGGCGCGCGCCAACGCAAGGCGATGTTCAACAAAATCCGCACCGCGCGCTATCTCAAGGCCAAGGGCGATGGCCACACAGCCACGGTTGGCTTCACGGGCCGCGTCGCTCGCATCGCGCGCACGCACGAATACGGCCAAACCGCCAAAGTCGAAAAAAACGGCCCACGCCACGACTACCCGACCCGCGTACTGATCGGCTTCGCACCGACCGACGTCGAAGCCATTCGCGCCGACGTCATCCGTCACCTGGACCACATCGATGGCTAACGTGTCGCGCGCCGACGCGACACCGCGACGCATACCCACCCCGCGCTTGCCCGCGCGAACATAGCGCCATGGACGCCACTGCTGAAATACGTCGCCAACTCGCCAATCTCATCCGCATCGGCACGATCGCCGAGGTGGATCATGCCGCCGCACGTGCGCGGTTCGCTGATGGCGATCTGCTGACCGACTGGCTGCCGTGGCTGAGTCCGCGCGCCGGCACCACGCGCGACTGGGATCCACCGACAACCGGCGAGCAGGCGCTGCTATTGGCCCCCAGCGGCGAAACTCGGCTGGGCATCCTCGTGACCGGCATCTACCGCGACGCGCACCCAGCGCCCGACGATGATCCGGCCACGCACCGCCGTGTCTACCCCGACGGCGCGGTCATCGAATACGACCACGCCGCGCATCATCTACGCGCGACCATCCCGGGCAGCGCCCAGATCCATACCGACGCATCAGCCGCCGTCGATGCCGGCGATGATGTCACTGTCGACACGCCGACCCAGGTTGTGGTCACCGCCCCGCAGAGCATTTTCAACGGCGACGTGCAGGTCAATGGCAATTTCGGCATCGCCGGCGGCTATACAGCCACAGTCGACGCCGACATCCAGTTTGCGGCCGGCGTCGAATCGAACGGCCACGACATTTCGTCGAGTCACCGTCACAGCGGCGTCGAATCCGGCGGCAGCACCACCGACGAGGTCGTCTGATGGCCGGCATGAATCGCACCACCGGCGCGCCTCTAGCCGATTTCGACCATATTCGCCAATCGGTGGCCGACATCCTGACCACACCGGTGGGGTCGCGTGTCATGCGCCGTGATTACGGCTCCGTGCTACCGCTGCTGGTCGATCAGCCGCTCGACAACGCCACCGTGTTGCGGGCGTATAACGCCACCGTCATCGCGCTCACGACGTGGGAGCCACGCATCCAAAACATCCGCTCGATCACGCAGACCGTGGCAACCGAGTCCCCTGGTCGGCTGGCGCTAAAAATGGACGCAGTCGCCGATACGGGGGACGACGTCGAATTGACGGCGGAGCTGTGATGGCCAGCGTCATCGATCTATCGAAATTCCCCCCGCCGGCCGTCATCGACGAATTCGATTACGAGTCGATCCTTGCGGAGATGCGGAGCGACTTGCTGAGCCGCGATCCGGATCTGTCGCTGTATGAGTCTAGCCCGGCGTCAAAAATTCTAGAGGTAGCTGCCTACCGTGAAATGATCCGGCGCCAGCGGGCGAACGAGCGCATCCGCAGTCTGCTGACGGCCTACGCATCCGGCTCGGATCTGGACCACATTGGTGTGACGTACTACAGCACCCAGCGGCAGGTCATTAACCCCGGTGACCCGGATGCGAGCCCGCCCGTCGCGCCGACGAAAGAATCGGATGAGGACTATCTGCGCCGCCTCCTGCTCGCCCACGATAGCTGGAGTACCGCCGGCCCGCGCGCGGCGTATCGATACTACGCGCTGAGTGCCGACGGCGACGTGAAAGACGCCTACCCGATATCGCCAGCGCCGACCGAGGTCACCGTGCCGGTGCTATCGCGCCATGGTGACGGCACCGCCAATCAGGCATTGCTCGACACAGTGGAAGCGGCGCTGAGCGCCGAAAAAACGCGCCCGCAGACCGATCTGGTCACCGTGCAAAGCGCGGCGATCCAGACCTATCAGATTGTAGCCTCGCTCGAAATAGCCCATGGGCCGAGCCCGCAGGTGGTGCGCGATACCGCCGAGCATCAGGTGCGCCAATTCGCTGAGACGCATCACATGCTGGGCGTCAGCGTGGTGCGCGATGCCGCTCTGGCCGAGCTGTACGTCGATGGCGTCACGCGCGTGCACCTGGATTTGTCGACCGACATCGTGTGCGACGAAACCGAAGCGCCGTACTGCACGTCAATCGAGGTGACAGTGGCATGAGTGGCGATCAGTCCCTGCTGCCGCCCAATAGCACGTCACTGGAGCGCGATCTCGAGGCGGTCACTGAGCGCGCCACGTCCATCGACGCGTCGTTCGGCACGCTCTGGGATCCGTGGACCTGCCCGGCCGAGATCTTGCCGTGGCTCGCCTGGGCGCTGGGCGTGACCGAGTGGTCGGCGGACTGGCCCGTGAAGCGACGGCGCGAGGCCGTGGCGTCGATCCTCGAGATCCGTCACCACGCCGGCACGGTCGCGGCCGTACGTCGAGCGGTCGAGGCGCAGTCTATCGAGGGCATTAGCTACCGCGAATGGCACGAATACGGCGGCGAGCCCGGCACCTATCGCCTCACGGCGACGTTGGAAAACCGCGGCATGTCGCAGGCCGAATACAACCAGCTGATCCGCGTCATCGAGCGCGCCAAGCGCTTGTCGGCCCATATGGACCCGGTGGGATTTACGCTGCAGGGCCGCGGCACGCCGTCACCCGCCAGCGCCACATTAGCCGGCCAGCAAACAGAAATCCGCCCATATCTGGAAACACGGCGCGACCAGCATGGCCCGGCATTGACCGCCGCTACCGTGCAGAGCGCGGACACGACGACCGTTCAGCCCGCGGTCAACACCCGCGCTGTCCAGATCCACGCCGCCCGCATCGCGCGCGCCGCCCATGCAGTGGTCGCTATGACGGTGCGCCCGCTGCTGCAGCGCCGGGCCGCGCAGTCACACCCCGCGCCGATCGCGCGCGGCTTGCAATCCATTTGCCGGACCACCGTCCGACCCGCGTAGGAGTCACCCCATGGCCAATGAATACTATACCGTGCTGACGAACATGGGCCTGAACAAACAGGCTGCGTATCTCGCCGGCGAGGCGCCCAAGATCGAGCTGGCCACCGTCCACGTCGGCACTGGCGGCGGCGCGACATACTACGACGACTATGACCGCGCCAGTCTGGAAGGGCTGACCGATCTGGTCGCCGAAGTCTGGTCGAGCGGTATCAACACATTATCCACCGACCCGCAAAACCCCAACTGGCTGATCGCGGAGGGTGTGATCCCGACCAGCGACGGTGGCTGGATGATCCGCGAGGTCGGCATCAAGGATAGCGCCGGCGATCTCATCGCCGTCGGGCGATTCCCCCCGACCTACAAACCCGATCTATCCGACGGCGCTGCCCAGGACCTGGTCATCCGATCGATTACCGAGTGGGGTAATGCCGGCGCCGTCACGCTCGACATCGACCCCGGTGTTGTGCTGGCGCCGCGCAGCTACGTCGACACTGAAGTCGCCGACGCCAAAACGCATGCGGAGACCTATACCGACCAGCGCATCGACCCTGTCGACCGCGCCACGAATCAGCAATATCGCGTCGTCATCGTAGACGGGGCGATCGGACTCGAGGAGGTGACCTAATGTACGGATTCCCCAAGCACATCGCGACACGCAATGACGTGGATCTGCTGATGAACTATCTCAACACCGATTGGGCAACATCCGACCACAAAGCGCGCGGCGTGAATATGCTGCAGGGGCTGATCGACAGCCAGCAGGCGTATTTTTTCGACCGTGTCCTGGCGGATAACGAGAGCCCGGACGGCAGCGCCCCTGCGTATATCGTGCTGACCGACGACGACAGCGGGCAACGCCGGCAGCTCAAGCTTCAGTCTGACTCCGGCGCACTGATTCATCAGATCGGCCTGACCGAGGCCGACGCGCAGGACATGATCACCCAGATCCAGGAGGCCCAATAATGGCGATCGCAATGCAGCCCGGCTACGCGGCCGGATTTTCCAGTTTGTTCGGTCGCATTCAAAAAGAGGCGGGCGATACGTTGACCCTCCCCGAAGGCATGGCCAACATCGGCGGCAACGGCCACGGTTTTTTGCTTAGCAAGCAAACTGGGTTCGACCCGCTGGCCGACAACGACGGCACTATCACCGAGGCCGACGTCGGCGCCATGCTCGGCACAGACGTCTATATCTACGCTGTCACGCCCACCAGCGGCGGCTACGCTGACTGGATTGCGAGCAAAAACAGCACCGTGCCGATGGGCCACGACACCAACGATAGCCGCAAAATCGGCGGCTTCCACATCGGCCGTGTGCGGCCTATGGAAAAGCGCTACGACGCATCATTCGAGCCGGCCGTACATATCGTGCCCAACAGCTGCTGGGATCTGCAGCACCGGCCGAAATGCGACCCGTCCGGCATGGTCGAAATCATCCCCAGCGTGCTCTGGGCGGATATTTACCTCAATAGCGAAGGCGCCGGCACGTGGCCGGAAAATGTGCCGGTGAGTCGCTACGACGCGACGCCGATCAAAGATGACAGCTACGCGCGCGCGGATTTTCACCAACTGATCGCTAACGCCGGCAAGCGCGTGCCGAGCGTGCCCGAGTTTCTGCGGTATGCTGAGGGATGCCCACAGGGCGCTGACAGCAACAACGACACAGCCTGGTCCGATGACAGCAATAGCGGACCAACCAGCACCGGGACGGTCGCCAAGGCGCTCAGTCAATACAATATCGTCGATGCGGCCGGCAATTTATGGGATTGGCTCGACGCGCATTATGACGCCGCCCGAACGACATCGAATTCGCGCGGTTTTCGCGATGACGTTGTCGATGTCGGCAAGGATTCAGACAAAAGCCGCGGCAAGACGCATACTTTTAACGATGCCGGCAACAGCGGCAGGGTAGAGGGCAACGAGGGTCAAAGCGGCTGGCGCTCGTTCGGCGGCGGTGGCCGTTTCGATGACGGCGTGCGCTGTGGCGCCCGCTGTTTGGATTCGACTCCTAATCCGTGGTCTTCGAACGGCGACGTTGGCCTGCGCGGCGTCTGTGACGCCCTGTGAGCGTTTCCCCTGAAAAGCCCGCGCGGCAGCGCGGGCTCGTCATCGTCAACAAGGCCGAGCAGCTAATTGTAGATCTAGCACCGAATATCGATCGCATTCCGCGCCATCAACGCTTTCGTTATGCAGCGCGCTTGGAAGATTCCCTATGGGGGTTGGTGCAGCGCCTGATCGAGGCCGCGATGAGCGGCCAGAAAAGCAAGCTGTATCGCGCCGACGAACAAGTGCGGCTTATTCATGCGCTGCTGCGGCATGGCGCCGAGCGACGCTTTATCAGCCCCGGGCGTATCGGCGAAGCGAGCCGGAAACTTGCCGAAATCGGCGCCATGATTGGCTCTTGGCTGGGGCGTATGAAGCAGTAATAAGTAGAGGGCAGATCGGGTTTCGGCGCCGGCTGGCGCTCGTTCGGCGGCGGTGGCCGTTTCGATGACGGCGTGCGCTGTGGCGCCCGCTGTTTGAATTCGAATCATAATCCGTGGAATTCGAACGGCAACATTGGCCTGCGCGGCGTCTGTGACCCTTTGCATCGAGAGGATGGCGCGGAACTCGCCGTCACCGCGACCCAACAGGGGTCAGCCGATCTGTCCTGGTCCCGCTTCGGCGGGCCGAAAACGATAGCCTGGCCGGCGTCAGTAGCGCACGCGAACGCCCCGGCCGGTCGACTTGAATAAGGGACTGAATGGGTAGCAAGAACAAGCGGCTCATCGAGCAAGTCATCGACTGGGACAATCTGGCCGCAGCTCACCGACTCGCACGACGCGGCAAGCGCGATCGGCGCGACGTGCAGTTATTCGAGGCTGACCTGTGGCCCAACCTCGGCGCGCTGCAAATGGAGCTGCTCTGGGGTGAATATCAGCCCGGCCGCTACCGCGCATTCTGCGTCTATGAGCCCAAGCGCCGCGAAATCCTCGCCGCCCCATACCGCGACCGTGTCGCCCAGCACGCGATCTGCCGCATCTGCGGCCCGATATGGCACCGATCCATGATCGATGACACCTATGCCTGCCGCCCCGGCAAAGGCACGCACGCCGGTGCCGATCGCGTCCAACAATGGCTGCGTGGCATGACGGCAACTGGCGATTGCTGGGTGCTAAAAATGGACATCAGCCAGTATTTTCCGTCAATAACACACCGTCTCGCTAAGAAAGTGATGCGGCGAAAGGTCCAGTGCCCGGCCACGCTACGCGCGCTGGATACCATCATCGACAGCACTGCTGGCAGTGATGAAATGGATCCGACCGGCATCCCCGTCGGCAACCTGGTCAGCCAGTGGATCGCCAACCTCGTCGGCAACGAAATCGACCAATGGGCCAAACGCGACCTGCGGCTGCGGCGATACATCCGTTATATGGACGACATGGTCGTACTCGTGCGCAGCAAACAGGAAGCGCTTGCTATTCGCGATCAATTCGACGCCCAGCTCGCCAGTCTCGGCCTACGCTTTAGTAAGACCAGCGTGCTCCCAGCCAGCCGCGGCGTGAATTTTCTCGGCTACCAGATCTGGGCCCATAAGCGCTTGCTTCGAAAAGACTCGATCCGGCGGATAAAACGGCGCATCCGCAACATGCAGCACCGCTACCGAAACAACACGATCACCCATGACGAAATCCGTAACCGCATCAATTCATGGATCGCGCACGCCGATCATGCCGACAGCGATACGCTAAAAAGCCAATTGCTCGACGCGGCCGTTTTCACAAAGGTGTCTAGGGGCTGATTGCCGCCTCGGTACTGCCGCGTGTCACCCAGCCATACGACACTAGCCACGACTGCCATTGAGCGCCCGCGCGCGGCAGCATGGGGTAGAAGCTGCCGCGAGTACACGTCATGCCCCAGGATTTCCACCACGGCGTCCGCGTTGTCGAAATCAACGACGGCATCCGCCCGATCCGCACGATTTCCACCGCCATTATTGGCCTTGTCGCCACCGCTGCCGACGCTGACGCCGATGCGTTCCCGCTGGATACGCCCACGCTGGTCACTAATGTCGACGACGCAAAAGGTGGTGCCGGAACATCCGGTACGCTGAAGCCCGCGTTGAATGCCATCGCCGACCAGGCGAATCCAGTCGTGGTCGTGGTCCGCGTCGAAGAAGGCGCCACGGACAGCGACACCGACGCCAACGTCATCGGCACCACCACCAGCGAGAACAAAAAGACCGGTCTGCAGGCGCTGCTATCGGCTAAACAAAAGCTCGGTGTCACCCCGCGAATTCTCGGCTGCCCCGATTTGGACACCGAACCCGTCGCCCAGGAGCTCATCACCCTCGCCCAGACGCTGCGGGCGTTCGCCTACGTTTATTGCGATGGCGCGACGACGGTATCGGACGCGATAACGTACGCCGAGTCGTTCGGCGCGCGCGAGCTGATGCCCGTCTGGCCGCAGTTCGAAGGTTTCGATGTCGATGCCGCGGCGACCGTGACACTGCCGGCCGTGGCCCGTGTGCTCGGCCTGCGCGCCAAGCTCGACGAAACCGTCGGCTGGCACAAGACGATCTCGAATATCCCCGTTAATGGCGTGACCGGCATCAGCCGCGATGTCTACTGGGACCTGCAGTCCACCGGCACCGACGCGGACCTGCTCAACGACGCGAACATCACCACGCTGATCAACCAGAACGGCTACCGGTTCTGGGGCTCGCGCACGACCGACCCGAGCGGCTATTTCCCGTTCGAGAACTACACCCGCACAGCGCAGATCATCGCCGACACCATAGCCGAGGCGCAGTTTGCCGTCGTCGACAAGCCGATGACGCCTGCGCTCGCTAAAGACCTGATCGAGGGCGTTAACGCCAAGCTGCGCCAGATGACGCGACTCGGCTATCTACTCGGCGGAAGCGCCTGGTTCGACGATGCGCTGAACCCGAAAGACGTGCTGAAAAAGGGAAAACTTTATATCAGCTACGACTACACGCCGGTGCCGCCGCTCGAGAACCTGGTTTTTCAGCAGCACATCACCGACACCTACCTGGCCGATTTCGCCACCCGCGTTGCGGCCGCGTAACCGGAGACGATCATGGCGCTCCCCCACAAGCTCAAAGACTTCAATCTCTACGGCGACAGCAACTCATGGCAAGGGCAAGTTAAATCGCTGACCACCCCCGAGCTGTCGCGCAACGTCACGTCGTACCGAGCCGGCGGCATGGATGCCGAGGTCGAGCTGGATATGGGCCAGCAGGTCATCGAGTTCCAGTGGACCATCGCCGGCGTGCTGGCCGAGATCTACAACGAGTACGGGTCGCCGGTCCACGACGCCACTCAGCGCCGGTTTGTCGGCAGCTACGAGTCCGACGAGGACGGCACCATCAAAGCCGTCGAGATCGTCGTGCGCGGCCGCGACAAAACCATCGGTGGCGCGGATTCGAGCCCCGGTGACGACTCGGACACCCAGATCACGACGACGTGCAGCTACTACAAACTCACGATCGACGACGAGACGATCATCGAGATCGACGGCCCCGGCATGGTTTTCAACGTCCGCGGCGAGGACCGTATGGCCGACCGACGTGCCGCGCTGCAACTGTAACCCGACCCGGAGACTCGCATGTCCGACGAATCCGCTACGTCTGCCGATGCCGCCGACACGCAGTCGGCCACGGCCGAGACCATCACACTCGACACGCCGATCCAGCGCGGCAAATCGAGCATCGAAACCATCACGCTGCGGAAGCCCGGTGCTGGCGAATTGCGTGGCGTGGCACTGACCGACGTCCTGCGCATGGATGTCGACGCCCTGACCAGCGTGGTCCCGCGCATCAGCCAACCCGTGCTTACCAAGTCGGAGGTCCAGGGACTGGATCCGGCCGATCTCGTACAGTGCGGCTCGGCAGTAGCCGGTTTTTTGCTCACGAAAGCCGCCCAGGCGGACGCGACCCCGAGTTAGAGCTGCCCCGGAACGTGGAAGATGCGATGGCCGACATTGCGATCGCCTTCCACTGGCCGCCCGAGACGATGGACGCGATGAGTCTGACCGACCTTATGGCCTGGCGCGAACGCGCGCGGGTGCGCTCGGAGCCGCCGAAAGACGCGCCACAAGGGCAATGACATGGCCCAGGATCTGAATCTATCGGTCACACTGCGGGCGATCGACAAAGTCACGCGACCGCTTAAAAAAATCGACCGCAGCGGCTCGAAAACCGCCGAGGCGCTTAAAGCCAGTCGCAAACAGCTGGGTCAGCTCAACGCGGCGCAAAAACGCCTCAAGGGCTTCGAGAAGCTCAAATCGACATCGCGCGAGACCGGCCGAGCACTGAATGCCGAGCAGGAAAAGATCAAGGCGCTGACGCGCCAGATCAAACAGGCCGACGGCCCCACCAAGCGCCTGACCCAGTCGCGCGACAAAGCCATCCGGCAGGCGCGCAAGCTCAAACAACGCTATGCCGGCGAGCAAGGCGAGCTCGAGCAGATGCGCCGGACGATCAAAAAGACCGACGGCATCACGGGTAATTACGCGCGCGCCCAACGTCGGCTCGGCAGCAAGGTCGAGTCGACCAACCGACAGATCAAAACGCAAGAACAGCGCCTGGCACGCGTCGCCAAACGGCAAAAAGCCGCAGCGCGCGCGGCCGAACGCTACCGCCGGGGCGCCGATTTAGGCGGCCGGATGCGCGGGGGCGGCTTCGGCGCCGCGGCCGGTGGCGCAGCCGCGCTTTACGGCGCCGGGCGCATGCTGGCGCCCGGCGTATCCTACGGCGAGCAGACCAGCGAGCTGCAGGCCGTGACCGGCCTGGACCAGGGCAATAAAAAGCTCGACGCGCTCAAAAAACAAGCGCGCCACCTAGGCAGCACAACGCAGTTCTCGGCCACCGAAACCGCCGCTGGCCAGACATTTCTGGCCCGCGCGGGCTTCACCCCCGACGCAATCCGCGCATCGATGCAAGATGTGCTGGACGAAGCCCTGGTCGGCGGGCTGGATCTATCCAGTGCGGCTGACATCACCTCGAACATCGCCGGCGTTTTCCAGATCGACCCCGAGCAAGCCGGCAACATGAGCCGGGTCGTCGACACGCTCACAGCGGCGTCCACGCACGCCAACGTCAACATCAAGATGCTCGGCGACACCATGAAATATCTCGGCCAGGCCAAGGGTCTGGACGTGACGCTAGAGCAGTCGGCTGCACTGGCTGGCGTGCTCGGCAATATGGGTGTGCAAGGCTCGCAAGCCGGCACGACGCTGCGCCAGATGATGCAACGCTTGTCTGCGCCGACGGCCAAGGCCCGCAAGGCCATCCAGGGCCTCGGGCTCGACCTGACCGACGCGCAGGGCGATCTCAAATCGGTCCCCAACATCCTGCAGCAGGTCGCCCAGGCCACGAACGACATGGGCAACGCCGAACGCGCGGCCAACTTGTCGGCTATTTTCGGGACCCGTGCGGGCGCCGGCGTGGCCTCGCTGATTGACAAGCTCGGCTCAGAGGGGCTGCAAGGGCTGCTGCATTCGGTGCAAAATGCCCAAGGCGAGACCGCGAAAAAAGCGTCTGTCATGGCCGACAACATCGGCGGCGATCTGAAATCGCTCCAATCGGCATGGGACGAGGTCGGCATCAGCGTGACCGACGCCAACAAAGGCCCGTTGCGAGGCCTGATTGGAACCATCACCACAATTACGCGCGGGGTCGGCAGCTGGATTAAAGCCAACCCCGAGCTCGCCTCGAAGCTGACGACAGCGGCTGGTGCAGTCGCTGCGCTCGTCGCCGTTGGTGGCATGCTCACAGTGATGCTCGGCTCGATAATCGCGCCGATCTATCTCATCGGCGCGGCGCTGCCCGCTGTTACCGCGGCGTTTGCTGCGTTTAATGCCGTTTTGCTGGCTAATCCGATCACCTGGATCATCGGCGCCGTGATCGCACTCGGCGTTGCAGTCTACGCGCTCTACAAACACTGGGACAGCGTCAGCGCCTGGTTTTCACAGCGCTGGCAGGACATCAAAGACGCATTCAGCCACGGCATCGCCGGCGTCACCAAGCTGATCCTGAACTGGAGCCCCGTCGGGCTGATTTACCGTGGCCTCACCAAAGCGCTGCAGCTGCTCGGCGTCGATATACCCAAAAAGTACCGCACGCTCGGCGGCCTGATTGTCGACGGCCTTGGTGGCGCGATCATGGACGGCATCCGGTCGTTGCCCACCCAATTAAACCAAGCATGGGCGCGCATCAAGCAGGCATTCAGCGAAGGGCTCGGCGGTGTCGCCAAACTCGCGCTCAACTGGTCACCGTTCGGGCTGATTTACAAAGGCCTGGTTGCGGCTGCCGAATCGCTCGGGCTCAAGGTGCCCAAACGATTCCAATCCCTCGGCAGTGCCATCATTGACGGGCTGGGCGGCGCTATAAAAACCGCTCTAGCCGCGCTGCTCAACGAGCTGCCGAAAAAATTCATGCAGCTCGGATCAGCCATTGCCCACGGCATCGTCACTGGCCTCAAAAACGCCGGCGGCGCGGTCAAAGACGCCGTGGTCGGGCTCGGCAGCAGCACGGTCGGATGGTTCAAGAACAAGCTCGGTATCCAGTCACCGTCGCGCGTATTCATGGGCCTCGGTCAGAATACGGTCGAGGGCTACCGCCTGGGGCTGGCGCGTGAGCAAACGCGGGCGGTCGGCCAGATGGGCACGCTGGTGCGTGCGCTGACCAGCGCCGGTGCTGGCCTGGGCGTGGCGGCTGGCGGCGCCTCGATGCCAGCTAGTGCTGGCCAAAACATCGGCATCGACAATCGGCCGCCGGTGGCCGCCCGGTCGGCACCGGCGGCCACCGGACCGCTGATTGGCAGCATTACGATTAATGCAGCACCAGGCATGGACGAGCGCGCGCTGTCCGAGCATGTGGCGACTGAGGTCCAGCGCGCATTGGCCGACGCCGGCTATGATCAGGCCGCCAGCCGCCGCTCGGCCCTCTACGATACGGAATGACGGCCATGATGATGAGCTATGGGCAATTCGTTTTCGGTCTATCGACCGCGGCCTACGACGAACTTCAGCGCCAGACCGCATGGCGCCACCCGACAAGCGACCGCGTCGGCGCACGGCCGGCGCACCAGTACCTCGGCCCCGGCGACGACACCATCCGACTGCGCGGCGAATTGCTGCCGCATTTTACTGGCGGCCAGCAAAATCTCGACGAGCTGCGCGCCATGGCCGAAAAGGGCAACGCCTGGCCGCTGATCGAGGGCACCGGCCACAATTACGGCGTATACGTGATCAGTCGGCTGAATGAGACCCACGACCATTTTTTTCACGACGGCGCGGCCGCACACATCCGGTTCGATCTGGCACTGGAGCGTGTCGACGACGATCAGGCCCAGGCACGCATCGGCAAATTGACAGCCGACGATATTGACCAGCTCGCGCTAGGCTCGGCCAACCGCCGGATCGGCTAGCCATGGCCGATGCGCATCCAAAAGCGCCCGACTACCGCATCGAGGTCGACGGCCAGGTCATCACGCCCACGGTGCGCCGCGTGCTATCCAGTCTGCGGCTGACGGATCACAGCGGCGGCGATGCCGACGAGCTGAAACTGGATCTCGTCGACGACGGTTCGCTGGCGATCCCGCCGACAGGTGTGACCATCCGCGTGGCCATCGGCTGGCAAGGCGACGGCCTAACCGACCGTGGCCATTTTACCGCCGACGAGATCGAGCATAGCGGCGCGCCGGATACACTGTCGATCCTCGCCCGCAGTGCAAACATGCGCGCGCGACTGCCGGGCAAAAAAACCAAGAGCTGGGACGACATCGCCATCGGCGCGATCATCAATACCATCGCCGGCACCCACGATATCGACCACCGCGTGGAGGACGATCTAGCAGACACAGTTATTCCCCACATCGATCAGACCGATGAATCCGATCTCAATTTTTTGACCCGCCTGGGCGAGCGATTCGACGCCGTCGCCGCGGTCAAAGACGATAAACTGCTTTTTTTGCCCGCTGGCCAGGGCCAGACCGTCAGCGGTCAATCGCTGCCGAGTGCGCATCTCACGCGCGCCGACGGCGATCGCCACCGCTACTCGATCACCGACCGCGACAGCACCAGTGGTGTCACCGCCGACTGGCACCGGGTGGACGACGGCGACAAACACACCGTGGTCGCCGGCAAACAGGACCACGCCAAGCACTTGCGCGCAGTATTCGCCACCGAGGACGACGCACTGGCGGCCGCCCAAAGCGAATGGCAGCGCATCCAGCGTGGTGAGCGCCGGCTGTCCTATACGCTAGCCGAGGGCCGTGCGGATCTGGTAGCCGAGATGCCGGTGCAGATTAGCGGCCTACCATCGCCCATCGACGGCATCGGCTGGCAGATCAAGACCGCGACCCACAATTTAACGGCCAGCGGCTACACCACCGATCTCAAGCTCGAAATGATCGGACAGAGCCGCGATAGCGGCCCATAAGCCGAGTTCGACCCTAACCAACCCCATTGCCCCGGCTTCGATCGGCGATTGTGCGGGCGCACAGCGCGTCGACTTTAAGCACCGATTGCAACAGCGTGCTGTTGCACGAGCCTGCGACTAAAGTCGAATCACAAACCCTCTAAAACCCGTTGCATGCTGTAATAATTTCCGTTTAATGGGAATTAACAGCAGGGGATGGGCCCCGCTGGCTCAGCTTATTAAAGGAGCGGGAAATGGCAGCACAAAATTTCGAAGCTTGGATCAACGATGCCGACATGCCGGAAAAACAAAACGGTGTGTGGCGTGACCTAGAAACGGGCTTCGCATACGACCCAAAAATCGACTATGTCAACGGCGGCCATCGCAGCTTAGCCAGCAAAGGCACGGTCTCGCAAAAGGCCGAGGAGTCGCGTGCTGCCGCAAAAATGTTCGGCGGCATCGCGCTGACAGGCTCCAAAAAGCAAAAAGACTGGGGCGAAGATATCCGCGCCGACAAGATCAAAAGCATGGATATCGACCAAGCCGAAATGGCCTGCGATCGAGATGGCCTGGGCCGCACGGCCAAATTCTGGATCGAAAACAGAAAGCGCAGTGGACGCGAGTTCGGTGAATTCTTCCAGGCTCAAAAAGCACTACTCAAACAGCACAAAACAGCGCGCGCTAACGGCGACGAAACTGCAACAGCAGAAATCGCCAGCAAATACAACGCGCTAACGACTGAGTGGGGGTTCTAATGAAGGCCATTATTCAATACGAAACCGGCTCACGAGCAGGCAACGTCCTGCTCATGGGCATTGGTGACGACGAATCAGAAGCGCGCCAGGAGGCATTCGCGCATGTCAACCACGGTCACAACAATTTCGATGAGGAATATAGCGGTGGCACGCTGGTCGACGTTGATGATGTTCTAGCGTCGATTATGTGCGAAGTCGACGAAATCGAATCGCCGGATACGATGCAGAATATGTACAACGCGCTCGAAAAGTTGTATATCAATGAAGCTGGACGACTGGCAACGCATTACCATGCGGACATTATCGCGCGTGACCGCGACGGCAACGCCGTATGAAGCTGCGAGATTACCAGCAAGAATTATTCGACACCGTGCACAACGCGGCGTCGAATGATCTTATTCAGCTCGATACCGGCGGTGGCAAAACACCTATTATCGCCGCACTAGCGCAGCAACAACAGTACTGGCTAGTCGTTGCGCACCGCAATACGCTAATTCAACAAGCCAGCGCTACGATCGCCAGATTCGGTCTCGACCACGACACTATCAGCAGCGCATATACACGCCGGCGCTGCATGGCCGCGCATCGCGAACAAGGGCATGAACATATAGTGCCAGGCTGCTCGTCAGCGCTCGTGGCCAGTGTTGACGGTATCATGGCGCGCTACAAGCGCGGCCAGCTCCATATCGACCGCTATCAGCCGTGGCTCGTGCTCATCGACGAAGCACATCACGCGATTTGCGACAATAAGTGGGGCGCGCTTGCAGAAGTGCTTCCCAATGCACGTTTCGTCGGTTTTACAGCAACACCAGCTCGGACCGACGGCCGCAGTCTACATGCTGACAACCACGGCTTGTTCGACCGATTGGTCCAAGCCAGCGCGCTAAGGCAAGATAGTGTGCGCACACTGATCGAAAACGGTCATATAGCAGATTTCGACGCGTGGGCACCGGCGCTAACATACGGCGACGGCACGATTGACTCGCACAACGAATATGGGCCGCGTCTACATCGGGGTGCCCAAAGCTGGGCTATCAACGGCCACATCTTATTTGGTGACATACTCGATATTTACCAGCGCTTGATCGGTGACCGGCGCACTGTCGTAATGCTGCCACGCATCGACGTCGCTGAAACATTTACATACGCGCTGCGTGACGCTGGTTATTCGGCAGCGGCGGTGCATTGTAAAATGCCGCAAACTGAAACATATCGACGCATCGACGCTTTTGCGCACGGCGAGTTCCAGTTTTTATGCAACGTTGACATCATCAACGAAGGCTTCGACTTACCCGGCATCGAAGCTATTTCGCTGTTGCGGAAAACTCAATCAACGGTGTTATACCGTCAATGGGTAGGCCGCACGCTGCGCAGTGCACCTGGCAAGCGCGCACGTATTATCGACCACGTCGGCAACATCATGACGCATGGGATGCCGGATCGGCATATCGACTGGTCACAGCGATTCATCCGGCCACCGGCTGATGATCGGCTAATCGCATGTCAAGCATGCGAGTACGTATTCAACGTCTACCGCGCTGCGTGCCCATGTTGCGGCTGGCTTATCGAGCCCGAAGAGCGCAGCGATAAACCGGGCACGTACGCTGTCAAAAACATAGATTGGGAACTTGTCAAACAAGAGCGATCTGCGATTTTGCAGCGTCGCGCCGAGCAATCTGAAGCCGAGCGTCTGGCACGCGAGATTGATTTGCCATCGCCAACACGTCTTCAAGCGCAGGGCAGTATCGGCCAAGCCTGCATTCGAATCCGCGACTGGGTGGCGAACCAGGCCAGCAACGACGTGCCGATCGCTACGATTAACGATTGGCTGCGCTCCGAGCAAGCTGAAGATCCACAGTGGTACATGCAGCGATTCACGCTAGCTGATACGCGTACGCAAGCCCCGAAAAAAGCCGCGCACGCGATCAATGATTGGCAACGACAGACACAGGCGCACGCATGATCAATCTGATACATGGTGATGCGTTCGAGCACGTTCCAAATCTTGAACGGCACGACTTACTTCTCACCGACCCCCCATTTGACTTGGACGGCCAGCATTTGCAGCGATTGATTGCTAATGCGCCAGTCGACCACGTCGTGCTGCTTGGCACACTCCGGCAAATCGTGGCTGCATGCGCTACGCCGGGGTACACGCTGGCATTTGACCTGGTACTCGATGCCGCAACACCAAAAGACAGCAAAAGCTACCGACAACCGCATTACACGCACACAAACGTCGTTTATCTACGCCAGACCCATGTCGCATCAATCTTCGATCGGCGTCGCGGTCAACGCGAGGATGCATTCTCGGCCAGTTATTGGCCGTCCATTGTTCGCGCCCCACGTGACCGCGTGGCCGACGGTGGCTACGCGAAAAATGAGCAAGCGATTACCGACATCATGGCCGCATTCGCGGCAGGCCGGATTATCGACCCGTTTGCCGGCACGTGCACAACTGGTATCGCTGCATGCAACAACGGCTGCAGCGCGACACTGATTGATCACGACAGAGAGTCGCTATTAAATGCACGCGACAATCTGATGTTCATTGGTGGTGACGTGAAAGCACCCAACTAAGCCGGGATCAGAATCACAAAAGGAGCGAAAAATGCAGATTCACGAAGACATGAACTTCAAGGAAGTTTCTGAGGGTCGGCGAGATGACTGACGCCGACAAGCTACGTCAAGCCGGCGAGGCCCTTTATGGGCCTCGCTGGCAAACGGCGCTAGCCAAAGACCTGGGTGTCGCGTCGCGCTCGGTACGCTACTGGGCGGCCGGGAAACATGATCCGCCTGCGGGCGTCTGGGGAGAACTGCACACTCTGCTAAAGGGACGACGACGACTGATAGACGACGTATTGACTAACATCTGATTACCGCACAGCATCACGTGCTCAAGAACCCAGCGCGCGTAGTACGCGGATCGGCCCTGGGCCCTGGGCTGAATACAGCATTTTTTCGGCGGTATCGCTCCACAAATAGAGGCCATATTTCTTCTTGATCAGCTCTTCGAAGCTGTGCATCCCCGTCAAACGGTTCGCCACATTGGCAGCCTCGGTCCGCGTGACAGTCAGATCATAATGCGGCGCGTCGAGCTCCTTGTAATGGGTCAACTGGCTGTCGGTCTGCATCGGGAAAGCCACAACATGGACCGTGTCGCGATGAGTCTGCGCGAACGTCATATAGATGGCGTTCACAGCCGCACGCGCAGTGCTATCGTCGATTACCTCGCGCATATCGCCCTTATAGACCAGTGGCGAGACTCGCACGCCGCCGTTTTTTAGATGAGCGAGCTGTTTGTGCTCCGGTGGGTAATCACCGGTGTCCTGGAGCGCCTTATAGGTCGACTCGAAATAGCGCGTTGCCGAATCGCCGGCTTTAGCGTGCGCTCCCTGGGGCGCCACGACCACGATCCCGGCTAACGCCATGGCCAGCCCAATAACGGTGATTTTATGATTTGCCATCTTCATTTTCCCCAGTCTGATGGCATCTACACGCCCTGGCCACAGCCGCTAGCCTGCACCATGATCTGGTAAATCCGGTCGATTTCGGGCTGTGGCAGCGAGGCCAGTTGGGTGACGATAAATGCCTGCTTGTCGTCGGCCGGGGCTACAACAGGCGAAAATACCACCGTGTTGTGGTCGCCGATAACATTTTGGTTGCCGACAACCACCGGCGCGCCCGTCGCCTCGTCGCCGCGCGCCTGGTCAGACACCGATGCCATGATTGCCTCCCGGATCTGTCGCTGAATATGTTGATGCACGTGTGACCGTCTCCCTGGTGTTCATGAGGCACTTCGCACCAGCCGCATGATGTGATCCCGGCTGGGGCGCGCATGAGCCTGCGCGTAGATGTCCACCAGTGTCGAGATTAAATCCGCTTTTTTGACCGGTGTCAGCGTCACACCCGCTTCGGTCAATGCGGATTCCACGCCCACGACTACGGCATGGAGCACGTCGGCATTGGGTGCCGGCGCACCCTGATTGGCCGGCATAGAGACCTCGTCGCCCGGATTTAATAAGCCGTGACCCGGCGACTCATGCCCGAATATCAGGTAGTCGAGGCTGACGTTTTCTTTATCTGCAAGCTGTGCAGCTTCTTTGTACGGGACGCGCCCACGTGACGCGGTGTTTTGCACTGCGTTCGAACGGTAGCCCAATAGCTGCGATAGCGCCGCCACGCTAGTCACGCCAGCGGCCTCCTTCATGCGGCTTATAACATCGATAGTCCCTATTCGGGATTCATTAGAGCTATTCATTCTAAAAATAGTCCCTATTTGTATTGCAAATAATCCCGTATCGGGACTAAACTGATGCCTGTCTTGCACAACTGTCTTGCATTATGCCGCACACCGCCGACAACCGGAAAAGTCGCAGCCCCACCGGCTGTAACGCGACGCCGATCTATGTCTCGCTGACGCCGGCCGAGCGCGACCAGGTTGTCGCGCTGGCGAATGCCGAGCGGCTGACGCTGGGTGCCACAGCCCGGCTGCTGATGCTGCGCGGACTGGGAAAACGGACCGACAACCGGCGCATTTCGCTGGCCGGTTAGAGGAGAACACCAATGTACGGAGATCCAAAACGCGTGCGGCAGCCTTACGCTCGCATCAATCTGGATGATTACGAGCGCAAACTGCTGGATGCACTGGTCGACTACACCGGCGTCGAACGGGCGTCGCTGCTCAGGCATCTCGTCATCAAAGAAGCGCTGGATGTGCTGGGCGTCGAACATGAGAACAGCTTGGTGGACGAATTCGACCGGCGCCAGGCCTGATTGTGACCGGCAATAATCCCGATTCAGGGCCTGAAAAGGCCCCCGACTCCGAAACCTCAGCCAGTGACCCACAGCTGGACGATTTATTAGCCCGCGTCGCGGCCGCGCGCGGCATCCCCAGCAAAGCTGAGGCCTATGAATTCCTGCTAAGGCGCCGTCTGCGCCGCTCAGCCCGGGCGGCTAGCGGGCGTGGCCGCGCTATGCACCTGATCAATCGGGGGTCCTGATATGGCGACGCCAATCCCCTGCCCGCACTGCGGCGGGCCGACTCGAATCCGCAAATCCGAGGCGGTATCAAACATCACCCGCGAGGGTGTAATCGAGTGCCGCAACGTCGAGTGTCTGTGGCGCGGCAAATATGTGTTTTCCATGACACACACGCTCTCGCCGGCGTTGGCGCCGGATACCAGCGTGCGCATACCGCTATCGCCCCAGATCGCCAAGCGGCTCAATCCCGAGCCCGATCAATAGGAGACCGTTATGCCATCACGCATCAATCAGCGCGTACAGACCCATATCGGCGCCTGGCCGCCAGACAGCGACCCACGCTGGTACGCCCACGTCGGCTGCGGCCAGCATTTGCATCTCGATGATGCCGAGAGCAACCACAGCGCGGGCTTTGGGGCGCCGCCGGCCGACACCCGCTGGTTCCTGATTCATGAGCACATGCCGCCGCACTCGGCGGCGATACGCCGCGCTGGCATACCGAGCAAACAGCGTCGGACGGCCGGCTTACTTCAGCAGATCGGCGCTGCGATGTCGCTGACGATTGTGATGGGCGGGCTGATGGCCGTGGCGTCGGTTTTCACCGGATGATGCGCCTAATCAAAGACTTTTACGACCTCGACCCGGCAGCATAATCCATGTTCGCCAGCCTGCGAAGCGACATCGTCGCACGACTGACCGACGCCGAATTCCGTGGCGTCGAGCGCCACACGTGGATCCAGAAAATCACCTGCCCCGAGTGTCACAAGCGTGAGGCGTATGCCCACGCGGATTCGCCGTGGCTGGTTTTCTGCGGCCGGCTGAACAACTGTGGCGTGCGGTCACACGTCACAGATCTTTTTCCCGAGATTTTCGATTCGTGGACAGAGCGCTACCAGCCGCCGGCGGATGCCAAGCCGAATCCAACCGCGGTCGCCAATGGCTACCTGCGAGATGGGCGCGGGTTCGATTTGACGTTGATCCACGGCACATATACGCAAGAGTCGTTTTTTAGCCAACAGTGGGGGATCGGCACGACCACAGTGCGTTTTACGCTGCCCAGCGGGGCGACTTGGGAGCGGCTGCTCGACCGACCGCACCGCTTCGGCCAAAAAGCGCATTTTCGCGGCCAATACCGGGGCGATGCGTGGTCGCTATACGACGACACCGACCTGGCCCAGGCTGGCGAGGTCTGGATCGTCGAGGGCATTTTCGATGCGATTGCATTGGCACACGTCGGCATCCGCGCGATCTCGGCGATGAGCTGTGCGAATTTCCCCGGCGATCGGCTGGCGCGCCTGCAGCAGGCCGCAACAGACGCGAGCACCAAGCGCCCGGCGCTGATCTGGGCGCTGGACAACAATCCCGCTGGGCGCGATGCCATGGAGCGTCACATCGAGCGCGCGGCCGCGCTCGGGTGGACAAACGATGGCGCCCAACCGCCAGGTGGGCGCGATTGGAACAAGCTGTGGCAGCACGGCGAGCTTGAGGATGCAGATGTCGAGCGCTATCGCTACTACGGGGCGCTGCTGCTGGCCCCTACGCCGACAGCCAAGGCAGCGCTCATCTATCGCCGCACCCCACGCCGTGATTTTTGGTTCGAGCACAGCCGGCGTGTGTACTGGTTCGAGCTCAATCCCGATGATCTCAACAAGGCGCTGGAATCAGTCACCGGCGACAGCGATGCCGACGAGCGCCAGCCGACTGCTGCCGAAATGGATGAGGCCATCCGCCAGGCTGGCAAAATCAGCCGCATCTGCAATGCGCATCCGACTGCGCTCTATTACCAGGCTAATGCCGACACCGACGAGGCCTGGTACTACTGCCGCGTCGATTCGCCGGACGGCACATCGGTCCAGAATACTTTCAACGGCGGCCAGTTAGCCGCGGCATCTGAATTCAAAAAGCGCCTGATGGGCATTTCGGCCGGCGCGATCTGGTCCGGCAGCTCGATGCAGCTTGATCGGCTGCTGACTGACCAATTCCAACGCATCAAAACAGTCGAGACCGTGGATTTTGTCGGCTATGCCCGCGAACACGGCGCGTATCTGCTCGGCGATATCGCGATTTCGCGTGGCCGTGTCTATCGCAAAACAGGCGAGGACTATTTCGATTTCGGGCGAACACGTCTCAAATCCCTGTCGCACTCGCCGGAGCTGCACATCAACCCCGACCTCGAGGCGTTTGATACTAGCTGGGTCGCCAACCTGGTCGGCGCATTCGGTGCCGACGGCGTGGCCGCGCTGGCGTTTTGGCTGGGGTCGATGGTTGCCGAGCAGATCCGCGAGGCCCATAAATCATTCCCTTTTTTAGAGATCGTCGGCGAAGCCGGGGCCGGCAAATCGACGCTGATTGAGTTTTTGTGGAAGTTGGCCGGGCGCGTGGATTACGAGGGATTTGACCCGACCAAAGCGTCGCTGCCCGCGCGCTCGCGCAATTTTGCCCAGGTCGCCAACCTGCCCGTGGTGCTGAACGAGTCCGACCGCGAGCTCGATGGTGGCGCGCGAGGCCGCCAGTTCGATTGGGACGAGCTAAAAACCGCGTATAACGGCCGCAACATCCGTGCACGTGGCGTTAAAAACGCGGGTAACGAAACCTACGAGCCGCCGTTTCGCGGCGCAATCGTGATATCGCAAAACGCCGAGGTGCAGGCCAGTGAGGCCATTCAGTCGCGCATCTGCCACCTGCGGTTCACCAAGTCCCGTCAGACCCGTGCCACCAAGGAGCTGGCCGAGGCGCTGGAGCGTGCCGACGTCGATGCGGTTTCCGGATTTTCAGTCCGGGCTGCGACCCATGCGCAACAGATCGTCGACCTCGTGTCCGAGCGCGTGGCCAGCTACGAGGCCTATCTGTTGGAGGATGATCATATCCGGGCACGGCGCATCGCGAAAAATCACGCCCAGCTATTAGCGCTGGTCGATGCGCTCGGCCCCGACGGGCTGAATCTGATCGACGAATCCACGGTCGGCGACGGCAACGAGCGCGTGATCCAGATGGCGCGCGAGCGCCAAACCGCAATCAACGCCGATCACCCGATGGTTGAGGAGTTCTGGGAGGCCTACGATTTCATCGAATCGATGTACGAGGGATCGTCATTGAACCACTACGGATCCAACGAAGATCACGGCCGCATCGCCATCAATCTAAAGGAATTCGAGGCCATGTGCGGACAGCACAGGCTTCACAGCGTGCCGCCAGTCAAAGAGATGAAGCGCTATCTGCGTGGTTCACGATCGCGCCCGTTCGTCGATTCCAACATTTCGGTGCGTAGCCGCCTGCGCGACAACGCCGCAACCGTGCGCTGCTGGGTGTTCACCGATTCCCCTAACCGGCAACAGAAGCCATGAGATGTGCCTCAATAAAACCGAAACACACGGAATAGCCATGACCGATCGAGCGAATGAGAAGCCACTAGAACACGTGCCCGGCCCGGGGTACGCCGACGTATTGCGGCAGGATATCGGGGCGGCATTCGACGCTAATGACAGCGACGGGCTAGACCGCATCGCGGGACGTGCCGAGGGGGCGCACCTAGCCACCGGCGCAGGCCAATACCGGCGCCTGGCTAGCTATGCGACCCAATGCCTGGAATTTTTGCAGCACAGTGAGGCCGCGTCGTGAAGCCGCGCTCGACTGTCAACAGAAAGCCAGCGCGCGACCGCCGCGGCGCTGGGGCGGCGGCATTCGTCGCGACCACGCGCCCCGCCACCGCTAACAAACCGCTCGCGCCGCACCAGGTTAGCGTCGAGCCCACCACGGGCGCCGATATGGTCAACATCGTAGCTCGCGCGCAAGCTGATCCAGCCGCCGTCAATCGCGCCTGGCGCCGATTCAAATCCGCCGCGCCCGCAGAGGCCGAACACTTGCGCGATTTTTTCCCACGCCTGCAAGCCCGCTTGCCTGACGCTGCCATCGAACTGCCGGCCGAATATCTAGCGCCGTCTGAATAGACGAACAGCCGTTACGGCCCATTGGCCAGCGCATTGATAATCGAGCAGTAATAGCTATGCATCCGTTAGCCATCACAATCCAGGCAGCCGCCGATTCGCTAGCTGTGTCGCCGCGTACCGTGCGTCGTATGCTGGACGACGGCGAACTTATTGCGGTACATATACGCGGCGCCCGCCGCGTCCAATACGCAAGCCTGCTAGATGTATGCCGCACCGAAAAGACGGATCCCCATACTGGTTCGCCAGCTACGTCAACGCACGCGGCCGGCGAACTCGACGATCTACTGGCACAGCGGACTACCAGGAAGCCAAAGCGCTCGAGGGCAAGTGGCGCGCCGAAGTCCACCGACAAACTCGGTGGGGCGAGCGGCCGCGTTATACATTTGAACAACTGCTGACGGCCTACCTCAAAGCAACACCCGACAAACGCTCGGCCGAGCGCGACGCATATTCAGTCAAGGCTTTGCGGCCACATTTCGGGGGGCTAGCGATTGCCGACATCACCGCCGCACACGTAGCCGAATACAAACGCTGTCGGTTTTCTGAGGCCGCCGCCGCCACCGTCGGCAAAGAGATGCACCTGCTATCGGCCGCAATAAATCACGCGAACGCCGAATGGGACTGGCACGTACCAAACCCGATGCACGGACGCATCCCGACGCCGCCCGATGGCCGCATCCGCTGGATAACACATGATGAGGCCGATTCACTGCTCGAGGCCGCGGCCTCACGCCGACGCGCGCCATATTTGGTCGACATGGTCCGATTGGCACTCCATACCGGACTACGCCATCGCGAACTGCTAAACCTGGCATGGAATCGAGTGGACGAATCGAACAGCCTCATCTACCTATATAGCGCAGACCAAAAAAGCCAACGCGTCAGCTCGATCCCGCTGAACAAATCAGCCCAGACGGCTTTGAACAACCGGCGCGGCATCGACCGTCATCGCGTTTTCACATATCAGGGCCAGCCAATTGCCTCCGCTAAAAAATCTTTTCGGGCCGCGTGCCGACAGGCTGGCATTGACGATTTCACAATCCACGACTTGCGGCACACGACCGCGAGCTGGATGATCCAGCGAGGCGTCTCGCTAGCCGCAGTCAAAGAGGTCATGCGCCACCGGTCTATCCAGACGACGATGCGCTACGCCCACCTAGCTCCGGAAAACACCAGAGCAGCAGTGGCCGCACTGGACTGGGACTCGATTGGGACGCACAACGGGCAAAACGGGGCCGACACTGGCCATACCTGACCACTATAGTCCCACATAAATAAAATAACTAGTTGATTTTATTGAAAGTATAGATAGCCCGATGCTTTCACACGGCAGGGGTCGCTGGTTCGAGCCCAGCACCGCCCACCATAAAATCAATAAGTTACAGACAATTAACAGCGCAACCTGGCCCCGTACGGACCGCAGTACGGATATTGGGGCCAAAAAGGCCGGAGCATCGCACCCCGGCCTACCGGCCGCGCAACCAGGAGGAGTTGCCGCCGGCTGTCGTGGTTGTTTACTCATGGACGGACACTCACGACTTGCCCGCCGCCACGCTGTGCTCGGTAGCTAGAACCTAAGCGCCCCGTGGCCGGATGCTATTCCACACCGGAAAAATTCATCGCCTGCTGGATTTGACCGGCTTCAACACCCGCTTCTTTGGCCTCGCTCAGTGCCTTGACGGTGGCCTGTAGCGCCCGTGCTCTGGCACCGGTGTCCATCGCCTGTGTGGGCGTCAGTGCATCAATGGTTACGCCGGCGCCCAACTTGTCAGTGGCCTCTTGTGCCATCAGTTCAGCAATCGGTTGCAAACTCATCTGCACTAGGTGACTCCTAGCTTCGCGGATTACTGGGCCGGCGCTTTGGTCGTTCAACAAAGCCGGCAGGACGCCGTAAGCGCTCACAATGGCGTTGTGCGCCGCTCTGTGGCTCTCTGTGGTCATGCTGCGGGACAGATCGGGGGATAAGTCCGCTGGCTTCCAGTCTTGCTGTGGCGCTGGCCCGCCGGCTGCGGTAACGTTGGTGGATTCTGGTAGCAGAACACGACCGCGCTGACCTCTGAAACTGCGTTGCAGATTCGCGTTACTGCCGTCCGGGTCCTCCGGCGTGCTCATGACTTGACTGCCCAAAGGCGAATCGGTGTAAACCTCAGCAAGTGCCCGCTCGATTGCATCCAGCAGCCCGGCTGTGAGGCTAGCGCGGTGCAAGGGGCTGCTACCACGCCACGGTGCCGACGGGCGGCTACCGATTCGAAAGTGAATAACTTCGGGCGCTAGTACCGTTACGCTACGGCCGCCGGTCACGTCGGGCAGTGTGAGCCGGTACGCCGTCGGCTCGCCGTCCCGGGTGGACAAATCCCACTCGTAAGCAGGGATCAGCCGGCCTTCGCCGATCAGAAAAACCGCCTCGCCGGTCAACCCTAGGCTACGCCCGGCCATGGCCATGAGACGCGGTGACAATGACTGCGTGCCGTCAATATCGGCTTGCGCCAGTGTGTTTTCCCAAAGGCCCACGCAGGTTTGTGTGGTGGCCGTCAGATCGCCGACGCCGGCCTGGCCCTGGATCTCAGCAAATCGGGCTGCCATCGCCTGCGATGTGAAATTACGTTGCTCTGGCTTGTGGCGTTTGAACAAATTCAGCAGGCCCATTAGTCAATCTCCTTGGCCAACGCCTCGATGCGGTCGCCGCGGCTGGTGGTGGATACTGCTTGCACCTCCAACTTGTGATCGCCAAAGCGCACCCGGTCACCGACCTTCATATCGGTTTCGGCCGGCGCGGCAACGGTGTAGGCGATCGTTGTGGTGGGAATCTGGCCACCCACGAACGAATGCTCCTGACGCTGCGGATAAACGCGGCCCGTGAAATCGCATTGCTTGTGCCACTCTTTAATGATCTCGCCGTAATCATTCTCTTGTTTGATGTAGCGCCATAGCTCGTACGTGCGCGTGAAATAGCCGCCGCTCACCGGTAGCGCCTCAGCAAGTCGGCCGCGCCGCTGTTGGGCAGTGCTCGGGCTGCTGCGTTAGCGCTCCGCTTGTGCGAATAGTCGCCGTCGCTGACTTCGGTTAAGCCGCCGTCTATCGGTGTTTCGGCCCAGTATTCAGCCAAGCGCCGGTAGGCTTCATAGAGCTCAGCCGGCACGTCCGTGTCGTCGCCGACCGTGAATGTCAGCCGGTGCGGTGCGTCGGCCAGAATGACGCCAAATGGCCCTTCTTTCGGGGTGATTTCCTTCCATGCACACCCCGTCCATTGCTCGGCCTTGCCCAATTTGGCCGGGCGCAGTGGGGGCGAGAACGCGCCGCCGCTATCGGTATCACAGATCACCTGGCGCTTGGCCCAGCGCCGGTTCATCCACGCTTCCAGTCGCCCCCAGACAACGGCCGGCTCGATGGCCGCAGCCGCGTCGGACAGATCAGCCGGTGGTGCGGGATACGTCGGTGTGCTTTCCTCTATGCGGATTGTCTCGACCATTACCGCCACCTAAACGCGGGTAAAACCATGGGGTGATTGATGAATGCGTCGAGATCGACGGCTGGGTCCCAGGAACGCGCCTCGACTTGCGCCGCGTCATAGGCTGGCCGGGTAACGACGGATAACTCATGGAGCTTTGCCGAGCGCACTGTGCGCAGGACACCGTTGTCGCGCCGGGAAACGGTCTCGCCGTCGGGTGCTACGGCAAAGCCCGGTGACAGCCCCACAGACAGGCCGGCGCGCGCCAGTGCCAGCGTATCCCGACCGTGACTGGTGTTGGCCACTTCGGGACTGATCCGCGCCTCGAATTGAAGCGCGTCGTCGGTATCGTTGACGGACAAACTGCCCGCACCGCGCGACGCCAGCGGTTTAGCGAAATCGTGCGAAGCTAACAGGTGCACATCCTCATACTCGAAGGCACCCGGCTGGAACGTCTCGAACCGGCCGCGTTGCAGCTCGGCTTCGGCACCGAACGGGAAGCGCCCCGCAATGGTGGCGCCCCCGTCCGGCTCACCCCGGACCTCAAGCCCGCCGTTGACTGGCGCGAACAGCATTACTGCAGGCCCGACAGAATCCGCAGCTGCTCGGCCCGGCTGATCGAGACGTCCAGCGTGACCAACCCGGTCAGGCGCAGCCCGCCGCTGGCCGCATCCGAGTACGGATCGCGGATCATATCGATCGCCCCCCAGGTGGCGACGAAGATAGGCGATTGGCCACCCGCGTTGGTGGTCAACAGCGCCGACGACGCCTTCGGACTGCCACTCGGATCAGCCAATGCGTTGTGACTCTGGGTCACGCGGCCCAACTTGGCCGCCAGGCGATCGTATTCGGTCACGCCCGAGCCACTGTCGAAAATCACACCATCCATTGCGTCCCAGACCTCAGGGCGGATCAGTGCGTTGACGCTGTTCGGCCCGGTGGCCGCATTAGACAGCATGAACTCGGTTACAGCCTTGCGGAATGCGCCGTAAGTCGCCTCGCTGTCCACAGCAGTAGATGCGATGCCGTAGTCGCTAGCCTTGGCCATCACGCCAGATGGCTGGCCCGATTTGCCGCTTCCTTGGAAGATCACCTTATCCATTTCGGCCTGAATCGCGCCCTGCATGTCGCGGCGAATTGCATCTTCGATGCCAGCCGACTGCTTCATGGCCTTGCGGGTGATGCTCATCTGAACGCCTAGCGTGCTATCAGGCGACAGCGGTCGGTCGACGGTCGTGAACTCGGTCGGCCCGGCTACTTCGGCCCCCTCGGAACCGGCCCAGCCGGTACTCACACTCGATGTGGAAACCGGATACTCAACGCTGCCGCTACTGATGTTGACCATCTGCGCGCCCATCGAACTGGCAACGGACTGCGGAAACAGCCGATCAATCAGCGGGCGAGTGTCGACGGGATCAGGAACGTGACTCGATGTGGTTTCGCCCGCGCGCTGCTCGAATGCCGCGAAGGGAACGGGCACGCCTCGGTAACCACCCTGGTTACGGAGCTCAGTAACCACTTCGGCCGTCTTGCCATCCAGCGGCCGGCCCTCGTCCAGGTTCAGCGCCGCTTGGCGGACTTCATAGCCCGCCAGCAGGTCGGACCATTGTCGGCCCTCACGAGTCTCCAACTCGGCACCGGCGTTCTGACGCTGTTCATCCTCAGACACGAGTGCAGCCCGGTAACGGCGCTCGTTGTCCTTGTATTCGCCGTCAAGCGTATCCAGCCGCTGCCGTTGCTCGTTGGTCAATTGGTCATTTCCGGCCAGCGTCGAGAGTTCTTCACGAATCTCCGATTGGCGCTTTTCGATCGTTTTGCTTTGCAACATGTGGTGCCACACCCATCCGTATATGTTAATTAATTATATCACTTATCAATTTACATTCAATTGAGTTATATGTTACTCGCGCATAGCTCAGGATCGGCGGATCAACTCGCGCCACTTGGCGCGCTCCGGATCGGGGGGAGATTGCCCAAGCTCTCGACGTGTCTCGGCGTTGTGGCACGACGCGCACAGCGTCGCTGTGTTAGCCACATCGAACGCCAGCTCGGGGTGTGTTCGAACTGGCTTTATATGGTGGACTTCAAGCCGGTGTCGACTTCCACATTGGGTGCACTTGAAACCGTCGCGCCGCTTGGCCTGTAGCCGAACTGCTTGCCAGCGGCTGGTGCGTAGCGCCCAGTTGCCGGGTCGATGGGGCAAGCTATGCCCACATAGCGCGGGATTGCGGGATCGGTCGTGCCTGCCGGCGTTGCCCCTCGGCCACCGCCAGAATGGCCGCAGCCGCCGCGTCGATTCGGCCGAGGCTGCGCGCCTTGGCCAGCTTCTGGTTATTGGACACGTCGGCCAGCGTCACAGCGTCGGCTAGCGCCGAACGTAATAGAAGGCTTGGCTTAACCTTCACATGGCCATCAAAGATAGCTGACCGGAACCGTTCGGTATCTTCTGATCCGTCTTTGAAGCCCATGCCACGGAAAACCACGGGCGCACGCACCCCAGCCGATTGCATGGCTTCGTAGAACTCCGCCTCGCGGTAACGGTCGGACGTGAGACATGCCACAGACGAGTCGCCCAACTGCTCCATGACTGCCGCCAGGAACTGGTCAGTCGGAACGACCTTTTGGCCCAACGTCAGCAGCTCGCCACGGTCGTACATCTCGACGTAGCGGTCTTTTACCGCATCGCGTTGGCCGCGATCCAGCAGGCTCGGCGTCTTCGGGAAAGCGCCCATCGCCTCCATGCGGCCGGTGGTGGGCCAGTACGCCACAGCCGCCGACATGGAACTACTGCCGCCCAGGTCGATGCCCACGACAGCTCCGCCTTCACGCGGTGGCAGATCACTGGTTTCACAGTCGAGCCAGGTATCGATATCGAGCAGCATATCGCGGCGCTCGCCCGATACGCGCTCATTGCGGTTATACAGCCGATAACTAGACAGGGCCGAGCCACCGCGAGCGATTGCCCGTTGCGCCTGCGCCACAAGCCACTTGGTGTCCGCACCGATACCAGCCTTGGCGCCGGGATTGGCCTCGCGGATTGAGGCCAGATCGTCAGCCGGCAATCCGGGTGATGGCCGGTGTTCCTGAACATAGGCCCCTTCGGGCGGGCTGTCGAGCCACTGACTGAACGAATGGGTGTCGGATGAGGCACTGGTCGAGATCATTAGACAGCGGCCGCCACGCTTGCCCAGACCGGACAGCAAGGCAGATTCCAAATCGTTGCCTTTTTCTTCGTGCCAATGGCCGCGCTCATCCATGATGGCCAGCGTCGGGGACGTCCCAAGCGCGTTTTTCGGATCGGCCGCGAGGCAGCGCAGGAGGTGGCCACCGCCTTGCCCATCGAATTCAATCTCGAGCCGCTGCCCTTGGCGGAATGTGAGCTCCGCTTGCGTTTCCTCCGGCAATGTTGTCGCCAACCCCATCGTGTACTGAAAAACGATTTTGGCCTGATCCCGCGTCCGGGCCGCGACCAGAATCTCACGGCGTGGTTGCGTGTCGTAGACGCCCAGCAGGGAGGCCAGTCCAATACCAGCCGTGAGCGTACTCTTGCCGTTGCCACGGCCGACGGATAGGCAACCGACCGACGTGGAACGCTTGAACGCACCGCGTATGAAGTCCTTCTGGAACTTGGCCAGCTTGATCGGCTTGCCGGCGCGCTTACCCTCGGCGACTTCTAGGCCCTCGATGAAGTCGATAACTGTTTTGGATTCGCTCATGCCTCAATTATAACTAATTGTTATACAAGAGCGCATCCTTATAACTTGTGAATGAGAATATGAAAGTTGGCGCGCGATAACCGGCTGTTTATAAACGCAAAAAATAAAGTTTACGCTGCGTGAAACACTGCGCAATCAAAGCATTGCGGCCGTCATGTGCTGCACTTGGCACTGTAGTCGCGAGTGTAGACGCCTCTGTAGACGCCTCTGTAGAGGGTGGCACCACCGCACGAGAAAGGGTGCAAAAACTGCGCCCAATTCAGATCAAAAGGGTGCAAATCACGACATAAAAGGGTGCAAAACACAACACAAAAGGGTGCAACGGGTTGCACCCGCATAGAACCGTCAGGAACCGTCAGGAACCCTCGCACGCGCACGTGCGCGAGGCGCCGCCGAATGAACAGCCCGTGCAGAATTGCACGACCCCCAGTGCAAAATTGCACGCAACCCAGTGCAAAATTGCACGACGATCAGAATACCAATAATCAGATTACCAAGGATCAGGGATCCCCCCATAACCCCCCCCCAGGGGGTTTTGGGCAGCGGGTGTGGACGAAGAAGATAATAATTTTTTGGGCCAGCTTTTGCGCTACCTCCTGTGCGCCGCTGTGTCACTTAAGTCTAGATGGGTATGTAGTGTTGGCCATCTTAATGTCCGAACGGCAGCTGTGAAGCGTCACAGAAGGCACAGCATTCATTCCCGTAACCATGAATGGAAGCTAGAACAACTCAATCCCCCACCGGCGATCTTTCCTGCTTGCCGGTGGTAGCCGATCCCGGCTTGCCCGGGTCGGCGCTACTGTCTTTTGGGTTGTTTTTTGGGGTTGTCTTTTGTGGGGGGCCATTTTGGCCCTCGGGTTCCGGGCCATTTTGGCCCCCCCGTCTGTGACCGGGGGCCATTTTGGCCCTCGGGTTCGTGCTGGCGCCGCGGCGGGTGCGCGGCACAAAAGAGCCCGCGCTTGGCGGGCTCATGGTGTTTGGGCAGGGT